CCACCATCAATCAAACCACGACGAGCAAACTTGATGCAATCAGCAATGCCTTGGAAAATCGGGCCAAAAGACACGTTCCACTCATCAGTTGCCGGACAAATGAAACGGGGTACAGGCTCGGTTCGCTTGAACAACTTCTCCACCTTGTCAAACCCTCCCCGAACGGAAAACTGCCACGGTTGCGGAGGTGACGCTGACTCCAAGGCCTCGTATGCGAGCGCCTGAGTATATCGTCTTCCTTTTGGAAACCGACCGGGAGCATTCCAACGCTCAAACGACCACTCGGCATACTCAAACCTGTCATGGGCAAACGTCGCTTGATACCAAAGACCAAACCAACGCCAAAACACATCAATGATGGGCCTGGGAACCACCATCAATTGACGATGAGTAATTGCAATCGAGAGATTGTGAACGGAAGGAGAAGGGACAACTGGAACAGAAAAGCCGAACACGATACCAATGGCAAAAAGGCCATCACCATACCGATCCTGTATATCACAAAGCTGCTGGAAAGAACAACCAACGTCCACTTCAGCAACAGACAACGAGGACTCAAAGTACGGGAGACCAAATTTGCCCCGATAATCGGGCAGAGGTCCAACGAAGTTGATGGGAGAAAAGGGGTCAGACTCATAGGCTAAGCGAACAGGGTGTACAGAGACACCTTGTGCTCGACCCACAACCAACGCAACGATGACAGAAATCAGGACAGTAGAAGTGGAGTGCACACTAGGAAGTGAGTACCCCAAGATAGCCTTAGAGGAAAATGAGACACCATTGTAAAGCCACAACAAGGAAAAACAAATGATGCCCCACAACACACTATGCCACCGCTTCCTGTCACCAGAATTCTTGGTCATCTGGTAGTTGCGGTCCAACAAATCCCTATTCACATCAGCTAGCCCAAGCAATGCCAGAAACCAGGAGACAAACCCATGCCCGGGAGAGTTGAGAGCACGAGCAAGAACGGCATCGGTAGCAGACTTGAACCAAACGGTTCCAGCCATGTACGATGGAGCGTGCTTGCCCTTGGACGTCAGTGTTTGGGTGGCCCTAGTGACAGAACCAACATCCAACGTGCCAAGTTTGGCTACGGACTCAGACCAGACTGAGTAATCTAGACCAACCATGCGGGGCCGCGGCTCAACCACAGTGTACGTAAGCACAGAAGCAGGAGCCACATCACCAGCAACAGGGAAAATGACCAGATTGTCCCCCAGCACCCAAAACATGAGGCTGGAACCAGGCTGACGG